CCCAAAATCTTTTATCAGTGATGCCAATCCCATGCTCATCCTTGCACCCCTCTGGGTGCTTGTTCCCTCACGGGCTGATTAATCGCCACACCTATCATCATGCCACATATCAAACCAAGCAGGAAAATCAATATCGTCACCTTGTGCATCTAGTCTCTCCTCGCATCGTCCTTGCCCTCATTGGCCGCGATACGTTCTGCGTTTGGTCTGATCTTGAGCACATAACTCAACAGTGCATCTATCTTGACCAGGTCATTGTTCATGGTCTGCACCCTGTTGTCCAGTGCACCTATGATGGCCTTCAGTGTGTTCACACTGCCTGTGACCGATGCCAAGATGAATTTCAGTGTGATGAACACAAACGCACCCGCCGCCAGGGCACCTGCTATTGGGAAACCCACTTCTGCGATCAATGTTACGAAATCCATAATATGCGTGTATTTACCAAAACACAGATGTGCTAGTTTTACACATTTTGCCTGTACGTAAATACTTGTATGAAATTTATTTTGGTGGTTTATATGTGCATTGCCGGTGCCTGCGAGAGTGTGTACGAGTTAAAAAAATACGACACAAAAGTATTGTGTGAGGCCGCCGGCGAAGAAGTCAAAATTTATGCCATGGAGAAATGGCCTCAGAGTTCCGGTAAGATGTATTGTCTTACTGAAGATGAATTCAAGCAATACCAAGACTACTACAAGATAGGCGAAGATACCTAATTTTAGTAGCAACATAACATCATTTAAATAACAGCATGGAGGATTACTACTGTTCCGCTAAATTCACTGAGATGCAGGTACATGTGCAAGGCAGATTGCTGTACAACTGTTGCAAGGCCTATCCCGAAAGGGTGGACCTAGACTGGTTGGAGGCCAATCCCGGCAGGTTGTTCCACACGGAAACCATGTTAGAGGACCGAAAACTCATGCTAAAAAACAAGTCCTGTGCGTCCTGTCATTATGGTTGTTACAAGTATGAAGAACAAGGATTGCCCAGTGCAAGACAGGACTACATCAACGAAGATAAAATAACTGATCCACAGGCACCTATAAGACATCTTGCCATTTCCTTGAGCACAGATTGTAACCTCACCTGCATGTACTGTTCGCCAGAATGGAGCTCGTCGTGGCAAAGAGATATCGCAAAAAACGGTGATTACTTGTTGGGTGGTGTTGCGGCCAAGCAAAATGATGAGTGGAGTGACCTATGGGCCAAGATGAAACAGAAATCACGTGGCATGGAGTCTAGGTTCTTTTCTCAGATACTCAGGGAAATTAAATTGTCTACAGAACTAGGCAGTATATTGGTTCTAGGAGGAGAACCTTTGCTTAACAACCAATTGGATCAGATGCTAGATCACATTCATGGAAAAAAAATTACGATAACAACAGGATTGGGTGTTAGTAATGACAGATTGCAAAAGGTGTTACAAAAGACCAAAGGGATGGACGTCAAATTTCAAATATCGGGAGAAGCAACAGGAGAGTTATTTGAACTTATTAGACACGGAGTCACATGGAGGGATTTCCAGGACAGGGTTAAAATGATAGAACAAAACGGTCATAAAATACAATTCATATCAACAATCTCCAATCTGTCGATTCTAGGGTTTGCTGATTTCTATGACAAATATCACGGAAGCCATCAGATAACATTAAACAATCTCACGGGTGCCGATTGGATGATGCCACACGTCCTCGACACGCAATCAAAAATGGATTTCATTGATAGCACTCGGTCCAAAAAAGATTTACCAGAATTCAAAAGGCTACTGCACATGATAAAGGACACGCCAGATGACACACACCGAGTCAACATGGCGGATTACCTGGCTGAGTTCTCATCACGTCGTGGATTGAATCTTGAATTCCTGCCCAAGAGTTTTATTAATTGGGTTGATCTTGACGTATAGTTGACATTACCACAATTCCATAGTATTATAACAACATGATACATGCTATGATAGATCTGGAAACTTTATCTACCAATCCCAATGCCACTATACTGACAGTGGGTGGTGTGAAGTTTGATCCCTACACAAACGTAGAACCCGCACAGGGCATGTATTTCCGAGTGGACGTGGACTCACAGACCGAGATGGGCAGAGATGTCATGCAAGATACCTTGGACTGGTGGGGACGGCAGGATCCAGAAATTATGGAAGAAGCCTTGGGAGACAAGGACAGGATATCACTGGATGCCATGATAAAGACAGTAAACAAATGGAGTGTTGGTGTGGACGTGTTCTGGTGCCAAGGTCCATTGTTCGACTATGCTATACTACAGAATCTATACACACAGTTAGGACACCCACAACCCTGGCAGTACTGGCAGATAAGAGATTCAAGAACACTTTTTGCTCTAGTGCCTCGTGATCCAAATGAAAAAAGAACAGGACTTCACAATGCTCTCGAAGATTGCTATTTCCAAGCAAGGAAAGTACAAAAGGTGTACAAGCAGTTGGGAATAAAAAATGTCAGATATTAAGTGGTTCAACATAGAAGACCTATACACAGTAAAAGATTATAAAATAACACATAGAAAAGATCCTGTCACTAAATGGATCCGACTGCCATGTGTGTACAAGATAAAAGTAAACGACACAATAGTTGACGTTGGCAGATCAGACACCTGTAAAAAGCACGGCGGTGCGGAGAAAGTAAGAAAGGCATTGGTCAATTTATTGAATGTCTTGGAATACAATCCATCGGTGACAAAAACCAAGCACTGGGAAAAAATTAGATTGCAACACAGACCAAATTCTAGTAATATAAGAGTAGGAATTATCAAAACAAATGCAATCAAAAAAATCTATCTACAAGAAAGCATACGAACCAGTTGACAGCGTAGATGAGAGCGTGTGGATGGGCAATGACTCACCCATCATGGAGTCAGACTTTACTTTCGTTTTCAATGACAGATATCCTTGTGTTAAAGGACACAAACTTTTCATACCCAAGGAGAAAAACGCACACTTCGTGGGCAGATCCTACGGCATGGCCTATGACTACGGAAATGAAAAGATCAAGGCAGGAGAGATAGACGGATTCAACATCGGCATGAACATGGGGAAACCGGCAGGGCAGACAATCATGTGGCCACACATACATTTCATACCCAGGCACGAGGGTGACGCCAAGAAGATAGGCGGAATGAGACACGCACACCCAGGAGCGGACCACTATGAATATTATTCAGAGGGTGACACACATGGACAAGGAAAACAAGACTGATGGAATATGCAATTTTCCTATCATGAAAAAGAAAGTAAGAAGGATCAATCCCATATATGTTTCACCTGACGGTGGTGAGACAGTGTATGAACAATTACCAAACGGTGACCGTGTCTTGGTGGAACAATCACAGCAGGCCAAGGACGAAGAACAGGCATACGAAGAGGCGGAAATGGTAAATGCAGAGGCCATCGCACTGAGGAGAAAGTACCCTACACTGCAAAAGGCCTGGGACAAGTATCTCACCGTATGGCATTTAATCAACGGAAATCAGTAGAATGTGCAACTGTTCCAACTTTGTTTTTACCAGCACTGTATGTAGCTCTAAAGCAGTTTAACGGGGTGATTAAATAAGTTTATGACCAAGTTTGTAAGTGTAATAGGCAACGGTGAAAGCAGGAGAGGATTCGATCTGACTCCATTGAAAAACGTGACAACGATGGTTGGTTGTAATGCATTGTTTCGGGATCATAATTTAGAATATGTGGTTGCCTGCGACAGGCATATGTGTCAGGAGGCCGCAAACACATGTGGTAAAAATACCACAATCTTCACAAGAGAAAATTGGTACCAACAATTTGCATATTGGCCTAATGTAAAGAAAGTGCCTGACCTGCCCTACGATGGGGACAAAAGACAGGACGATCCCTTCCACTGGGGCACTGGACAATTTGCCGCTCTAGTAGGCATCAGTTTCAAACCCAAAGCAATATTTCTAGTGGGGATGGATCTCTGGGGGATAGGCAAAGAAAACAAACCTGAAAATGTCAATAATATATACAAGGGTTCAAAGGGCTACACTTACATAAAAAGACCAGTTGATCCAAGATACTGGATATACCAATTTAATAAATTATTCCAACACTCAGAGTGCAGATGGATCATAGTCAACCAAGAAGGTTGGAAAATGCCAGACGAATGGAAAGAACATAAAAATGTTTTTCAAGATACCTACGAAGGTTTGGCCAAATGGATCCATAAACAGTTGACAAAAAAGTAAAATAATATAAAATTGTTGTATGAGTAAACCAATGGTAGATCACTTGATGGTGCAACAACAACTTAAGGCGCCTCACAAAAGGTGGAAGCACATGGTGGGCGTGATGTGCCTCAATCTCACATATCGTAAGCATGTGAAAATTGTCTTACCAAAATTATTTGCTAGATATCCTAACCCCGAAGCGTATCTGCGTGGTAGGTTAAAAACGCAACAGGATATGTTGAAGCCTCTAGGCATGTGGGCAGTTCGATCAAAGAGAATAAGGAAGATGACAGAACAGTACCTAACGTGGGACAGGAAAGAAGCCAGCGAGTTGCACGGCATTGGCAAGTATGGATCTGACAGTTACCAGATATTCTTTTTCAATAACATTCCTCCCAACGTACAGGACAAGGAGTTGAGAAAATACATTGACAAACTCGTAGGATAGTTTATAATAAGACATATGTTTGATAAAATAAAAGATGGAGATCTAGTTACTCTAAAATTGACTTCAGGGGAAGAGGTCATCGCAAAATATCTTAGCAGGACCGACTCACAATACGTCAGTATTGAGAAGGCACTTGTACTAATGAATGGTCCGCAGGGATTGGCATTTGGTACATTTTTCTCCACTGCTAGACAGGACCAACCGTTCAACATAGCAACGGACAAGTTGATATCCATTGCACACATCAATGACAAGATCGCTGATGAGTACAACAGGGTGTTCAGCAAGATTGAGGTTCCTGCAAAACCCAAGATTATCACATAATGGCACATTTTGACAAACACTCAACAAGCATCAAGGCACTGGTGGACGTGTCAGAGGCCATGCTTAACGCAATGGAACAACACGGCATTGATCCCGAGACAGTGGCTGACAGAAGTGAGTTCACTGTGTTGATACATTTTTTAAAAAGTATTATAGACGGTGAGTTAAATATACCAAACGAACTGACAGAACGCATCAGAGACGTTGCGTTCCAGTTTGACCTAGATCAGAAGATTGACAAAAAATTGAACTGATGATCGAGAGGACTAAAAGACTTTCATCCCTCTATAAACACTCTGCAAGTCATCAACGCAAGGAGAAAAGATGACTTACTACTCAACTAAAACATACGGACACAACATAGGATTGGCCTGTGTGTTCAGACAACCCAACGCAGATCACTCACATTGCCATTTGCTACACGGATATAGTTTACAATTTAAATTCACATTCGGTTGTAAGGAACTGGACAACAAGAACTGGGCAGTGGATTTTGGTGGACTGAAACCATTAAAGAAATGGTTAGAAGATCACTTTGATCATAAGACCGCATTAGATGTGAATGACCCGCACCTCGACAAGTTCAGAGAGCTTGAGGAATTGGATCTTGTAGACATTGTGATGTTTGATGGTGTAGGTGCTGAGATGTTTGCCAAACACGCATTTGACTTCGCAGATAAACTTATCAGAGAGAAAACTGACAATAGATGTTATGTTGTGGAAGTGGAATGTGCAGAACACGGAGCCAACAGTGCCATCTACTCTAAAAGATAAAATCATCATAGATTACGACGGCAAAGAAGTCACGATCGATGTATATGACACGCCTCTGGGCAAGAGGTTCATAGAAGCATTAAGGGACAATCTCGCACAGAAGAGAATACTGGAGAAAAATTTCTGCTTTCTCGGTTGGGCAAGTTCAAAAAGAGACCTAGTTTTCTTGTGTAGAGAACTTAACAAAAACATCAATCAGATAAATTCGTTCGATTTTGATCCACCCTACGAAAGGTTAGATCCATTCGTCCCAGATGATTTCCAATATTCAGCAAATTTAAAAACAGGACTTTGCCCAGACGGCAATGAGATGGATAAACCTGGCCTTAGACTTAAACACGAGGCCTGTAATTTGTTACACAGATATTTTGAGGAACTGCAAGGCACTGCTTGGTCAATTTCCAAATACTACAAACAGGCCGATACAAAAACAAAATATGCCATCAGACAACTGAATAATATATGTCATGAGGTTGAGAGCTGGGTATTATCATACAGGAAAAGTGTGGTCGACCCCGATTGGATCAGACCTTCACAGATCACAACATTCCTGAACGCACCCAGGCATGATCTACACGAAGGTGATTTCGAACTGTTTAAGCAGAACAGATATGACAGGGAGTTGGGTGGTGTCTACTTACACTGGTCACAGGTGGGCAAAACTTTGTTTGAAGTGTTTAGGGACGAACATGCACCTGTAATGACAGAAGCGTTGTGTTCTGAAATAAATCATCAAAAGTTTTACTCGGGAGAATTTGACATAGAATGGGGCAACACCATTACAGAAATGACGCACTGGTTCAAGAAAAAGGAAATGGACGAATACAGGCAGTGGCTTGCGGAAAACAACTACGACTGGGAGGAGCCAAGGTTATCACTGGGACACATCAAACTGGGACAAGTCAATCTAGAAACTTCTTTCCAAGACACCAAATTCCAAGGTATCTATGAGAGCATGAAAAATAATTTAAATATCAATAGAATACAGATATCGGGTGATGAAAATACTGCAAACAATTTTCCTTACACACTCGAGAGTAATGATTGGAAACAAATACAGATGGAAGGATTAGACAGTGGATACAAATCATGTGGTGTGCGTTAAGTGGGGTGTGAAGTACCCTTCCAAGTACGCCAACGTGCTCAACAGCATGGTCAAGCGACACACTACCGTACCTTATCAGTTTCATTGTTTGACTGATGATCCCTCAGGACTGGATCCAGACATCAACGTGATAAAACTACCCAATGATCCATGGATCAAAACATGGTGGAGCAAACTTTTCATGTTCGCACCAGAGATACCCTTGCAGGGCAACATACTGTATTTTGACCTGGATGTTGTGATATTTGACAACATCGACGCTCTGTTCACCAATCCTGGCAAGTTCAACATAATAAGAGATTTCAACAGGTGCAGGATAAAAGATTGGAAAATGAGTAACTCAAGTGTCATGCGTTGGCAGGCAGGCACTATGGATTATCTATGGACGGAATTCCAGCAACGGTCAACACAGATAATGCAACAGAACCACGGAGATCAGGACTGGATAACCAAGAGGGCCGACAAAGACATTACCTGGTTCCCAGACGATTGGATAAGATCATACAAGTGGGAGATGATCGGCTTCAAAGACACAAAGTTGTTAACAAAAGAAGGCAAGAAATATTTCAAAACACCGGTAAAGGTGCAACCAGATAACAGGGTTGCGGTGTTCCATGGCTCACCAAATCCCATGGAATGTGCAGATAAATGGGTGGAGGACAACTGGAAATGATAATAGGTATCACAGGAACAACATCCGGTATAGGTCATGCCATATCACAACTGCCTTACGAATTTGTAGTTTTTAACAGAGTCGACGGTGATATCAATGATGCATCTGTTGTGTATGAAAAGTTAAAGGCGTGTGATGTGTTCATCAACAATGCATGGGAGGCAGATTGCCAGACCAAACTCCTAGAGTATTTCTTTGAGAAATGGAAAAATGAAAGTAAAAAAATTATTTCGATTGGGAGTTCTGTCGCGACCTACAAACCTTCAAGTTCCGGATACAGTGCTTATGTCGAGTACAAAAAAGAATTACGTGAAAGTCACTGTAAAATTGTAAATTTGAAAACAACGGCATGTAAATCATATCTGGTCAACCCGGGAGTTACAGATACGAAACTAGTAGCATCACGTAACTGTAACAAGTTGTCTACGCAAGACGTCGCCGAAATGATGAAGTTTATTTTAGAACATAAAGTTTACGTACCGGAGATTTATTTTTATGTTGAATAGGTACGGATGGCAACTGTATCATTGGCACGTCGAACCAAGTTCAAAGTGTAGCCTAAAATGTCCAAGATGTCCGAGGCAAGAACATCCAGATATCAGTTGGATGCAGAAAGAGATTTCGCTTGAGGAATTCAAGAGGGTGTTCTCGCATAAAATATTACAACACACTCAGCGATTTACAATGTGCGGTGATGTTGGCGATCCGATATATGCTAAAGATTATATAGATATAATCAGGTACATTAAATCCTACAATCCTGAGATACAGATATTCACCATAACAAATGGCAGTTACAAAACTGAAAAATGGTGGAAAGAATTTGCCGCTGTGTCGAACAAACGCGACACAATCAATTTCAGTGTTGATGGGTATGATCAGCAGTCAAATGACATTTATAGGATCAACAGTCATTGGCAAAGCATCATGACCGGAATGAGGATTTGTGCTCAACAAAGCGAAATGTTTGTAAATTGGGCCACAATAATATTTAAATTCAACGAAGACAAGTTAGACTTGATCAAACAGTTGGCCAAAGATCAAGGGTGTGATCAATTACAGCTCACCCATAGCACGAAATTTGGATCTAAGTATGGCGATGCGTATGGTGGGGATCATGATCCCTTAGAACCCAGTAATAAATTTATTAGCAAAACTCACCGATATGAAAGGCAGGTTGTAAATCTATCTAGTAGGAAACCCGTCAGATTAAATTATATGAAAACAAATTACAAGAAGTTTAACGAAATAAAAAAAAAATTTACAGGCGACATTGTGCCCATGTGCTTGATAGGAAATAGAGGATTGTACATGAATGCTGAAGGAACAATATTTCCTTGTAGTTGGACCAGTTTCCCTTATAAAAGTTTAGAACACAATGGTAAGGTAATACAGTGGGAGGACAGTTTTTTTGTTAAAAATAAACATCTTGTAAACGCAAAAAGTAATAGGTCTATAGAAGAGATCCTAAATGATGATATCTGGGAAACACTCTTCGATAGTTTTAACAACAACACTTTCGTGGAGTGTTCACAAAAATGTAATAAAAATGTGGTTGATAAAAAATACGGAATAGGATACTATACAAATTAATGAGAAGTTACGGAAAAGTTAAAGTTAAGAGAAACAATTCAGCAATGGATGAGATTCCTGAGGATTGCGGATATGAGAAACAGTTCGAACACAACATAGACATGAACTCTAACGGTATCATGGGTGAATGCATATCATGGTGCCAGACAAACTGCCAAGGCAAGTGGGGATGGTGGTTCGAACAAACAGACTTGTATGATCCTATACGTCATAACTGGGAGGACCAGAACGCATACATGAGTTTTGAAAAGAAGAGAGATGCAACGAGATTCTGGATGTCGGTGGGAATACAAAACAGCGGCAGAAATGAGAGATAATTAATAGTATGAAATGGTTTGAAATCACAGAAGAAGCAAAAAATCAAATGGAAAAGTTGTTGGCAAAACAGTCAGACAAGTACGCTGTCAGCCTCATGGTTGAAGGTGGAGGCTGTGCAGGATTCAAGTACAAGTGGGGATTCATAGACAACAAGGAAGATGTGGGTGCTGACGATCACACAGAAGACTGGCACACAGGCAAATTTGTCGTGGATGACGCAAGTATGCTGTATGTTGCAGGCACAAAGATAGACTGGAAAGAAGAAGTGTTTGGTTCTCAATTTGAGGTATCTAATCCTAACGCTTCGAGCGGTTGTGGTTGTGGAGAATCGTTTGGAGTGTAATGGACACTGCTTTCATAATAGGCAACGGTGAATCAAGAAACATATTCCCAATAGACAAATTAAAAGGACATGGCACAATATATGGATGTAACGCCATATACCGAGACCATCCCATGCTGTGCGACCACATAGTGGCGGTGAACCCTCCCATGTACGAGGAACTGACCAAGTGGCACAACAGCGGCAAGGAATCTCCGACAATACACGGTCCACAGGACGTAAGCAAATGGGACTACATCTGTGAAGGCGATCACGAACATGACATACCAGACGGTCTGAAAATTTATAGAGTGTGGCGTGGAGGTGACGTCAAGAAAGGCGGCAAGATCAAGACCAATGACTTCTCCAAGGCAAGAGGTTCCGGTTGCAGTGCAGTTGTGATGGCCGCTGAGTCTGGCATAAAAAACGTCGTCATAATGGCTTTCGACATCATGGGTGCCCAACAGTGGGAGATGGAGACCCCGAGCAGACTGCACAACAACATCTACAAGGACAGCATAAACTATCCGGACAGGGCCAGTATGAAGGCATATCTCAAATATGAATGGATGTACCAACTCCGGCAGACATTTAGGAAATTTCCCAACACCAACTTCCATTTCATCAACAGGAAGGAGTATCTCGAGGGCAATCCGTTCCTGCGTTGGTACTTCGATCAACCCAACATCAAATGTGGTATCTACGCCGATCTGCAGAGATGGATCACGGGATCACGTGACGACATCCGATGGAAACAGTTATAGGGTCTTGGTACTGCTAGCGTCCAACTGATACACCTTACGCATCTTGACACCCACTGACTGGGCGAACTTCTTTGAATCACAGTTGTTGCACACGTGCTTGTAGTCATTAGATGCACGTTCTGGATCTACCTTGCTTTTTGGCCTCATGAATGTCTCCGTACAGGCATCGCATTTGAACACGTAGATCAGGTTTTTCCTGTGGTAGTTGTGCATGGTGCCTAGTTTGCTCTCCCTCTTGTACAACTTCATGGTTTTTAGGGTTTCAATGAACATATTATTATTTAATAAATACGATTACAAGATTATGACTAAACTTAACATCGACACAGGAGTACTGGGAAATCCGGCCACAGGTGATTCATTGCGAACAGCAATGGCCAAGATCAACAGTAATTTTGAAGAAGTATACCAATTGGTAGGTGATGGATCAACTGGAACTATTACAACTACTGTGACAAATGGTGACCTAAAACTCCAAGCGAATGGAACAGGTATAATTGAAGTAGATCAACTACAGATCAATAACACTACAATTTCACCAATTACGACCAATTCAGACATCACACTAACCGCAAACGGAACAGGTAATATTGTTTTGGATGCCATAACGATATCCGATAATGTTATCACAGCAAACAGATCCAATGACAACCTGCAACTTGATGCAACAGGTACAGGCGCAGTTGAAATGATACCTATTAAGATCCTAATGGCCAATCTACCTACAAGTAACCCAAATGTTGCAGGTCAGTTGTTCCGAAGCGGTAACGATCTTAGAGTAAGCACAGGCTAATAGCCGTTAGATGCATATACCTAAAATACACTAAATATTAGTCGATATGGCACAGGAACTGATAAACTTAGGCGCTTTGGCCGATGATGGTACGGGTGATACCATAAGGAGAGCCGGCATCAAGATCAACAACAACTTCACTGAGTTATATTTGAAGCCATTCGCCCAGTCATCACTGGGTATTATCCAGAATGAAATCAGCACAACGCAGTCCAACGCGGACATAGTATTCAAACCATCTGGCACGGGAAACATTGTTTTTCCGGCCATCACGCTCAATGACAACAACATCGAAGGCACAAGATCAAACGAGGATCTATTTTTGCGGGCAAATGGTGCCGGTAGGTTGGTCATAGAGGGAATCGGTTTCGGCGGAACAACAATAAGTTCATCAGATTCATCAATTGTGAACATCAACGAGAACCTAGTAGTTGATGGGAACTTTTCAACCAGCGGTGGCTTCACGTTCAGTGGTGCACAGACATTTGTATCTCCCAGTGTGGTCGCAGATTTCACCTTCGCGAATGGATCGATAACCAATTCATCCGGAGCGATCAGTTTCGGCAATGAGAATCTCACAACGACAGGAACCCTGTCAGCGGAGACCGGATCAAGTCTTGGCAATATCACATTCGCGGATGGCTCCATAACAGATTCATCGGGTGCAATAAGTTTTGGAAATGAAAACCTTTCCACAACAGGAACAATATCAGCCGAATCTGGTTCCACTCTTGGCAACCTAACTTTTGCAGACGGTTCCATAACAGATTCATCGGGTGCCATCAGTTTCAGTAATGAGAATCTATCAACAACAGGAACTTCATTTGCGATCAACAGCACACTTACTGTAGCCAATGGATCCATAACTGACTCCAGTGGAGCAATCAGTTTTGGGAATGAGAACGTAACCACGACAGGTACAATAGCCAGAGGAACAGGTTCTACTATAGGTAACCTGACATTGGGCAATGGATCAATAACAGATTCTTCAGGCGCCATAAGTTTTGGCAATGAGAACTTAACAACCACTGCAACATCAATTGCCATCAACAGCACACTGACTGTGGGCAATGGATCCATAACTGATTCCACAGGTGCTATCACTTTCGGCGATGAGAACGTAACTACGACAGGTACAATCAGCAGGGCAACAGGTTCCACAATAGGTAATTTGACGCTGGCCAATGGATCAATAACAGATTCATCAGGAGCCATAAGTTTTGGCAATGAGAACTTAACAACGACAGCAACGTCATCTCAGATTGGCACACTTACTGTGGCCAATGGATCAATAACAGACTCCAGTGGAGCAATCAGTTTTGGGAATGAGAACGTAACCACATCAGGCACCATTGCAAGAGCAACTGGGTCTACCATAGGAAACCTAACACTTGCCAATGGATCAATAACAGACTCCAGTGGAGCAATCAGTTTTGGTAATGAAAATCTGACAACTAGTTCAACATCTATTGCGATCAACAGCACACTGACTGTGGCTAATGGATCCATAACAGATTCCACAGGTGCTATCACTTTTGGCAATGAGAACGTAACCACGACAGGTACCATTGCAAGAGGATCAGGATCCACGATAGGTAACCTAACGCTGGCCAATGGATCAATAACAGATTCATCAGGAGCCATAAGTTTTGGCAATGAGAATCTTACAACGTCGGCCTCAAGCATGGCCATCGGTAGCACAATGACTGCGGGCAGTGGCGCCATCACTGACACAACAGGTGCAATAAGTTTTGGCAATGACAACCTGACCACAACAGGGACATTGGATGTCAGTGGACTGTCAACGCTTGGCAGTTTGACAACAGTGTCAGGAGCAACATCTTTCGCTGGCTCTACAACGATAGACAATCTCACTTTCAATGACAACATTATTTCAACCAGTTCAAATGCAGACTTGAATCTTTCGCCTGGGGGGACCGGTGTTGTTAATGTTTCTAACTTGACAATAGATTCAAGCATCAACCTGACCGACAACGTGATCAAGGTCACCAAGTCCAATGACGATTTTGTATTATCGGGCAACGGTACAGGATCTGTACAGATTTCAAAAATAGACATGAATCAAGGAACCGTGGATAACACAGTGATAGGTGGCACAACACCCGCGGCGGGAGACTTCACAACAGTCTCCTTCACTGTACCAAACATCAACGCAGGCAATGTAAACATCACGGACAACAAGATTAAGTCAACGGACACAGGTGGAAACCTATTGTTCCTACCAAGTGGTTCAGGCAATGTTCTCATAAACGGTTTCACGTTTCCCAACAGCATGGTGGCGGGACGCCAGATCAAGACGGACGCAAATAAAGTGTTGTCCACAGTCGCTCCACCGTCATTCGTGGTCACAGACACAGACGTGCAAGATGGTAGAACAACAATTTCATTCGCTAATCGGACCGACATAGATCATGTGACAGCGGCAGGTGGACACGACAGAATAGAATCAAGCGTAGCGGTCCAGGATAATTTTCTTACCTCACAATATGACAGTGCATTTTATTTGGCAGTCAACAGGGACGATGCCAGCGATGAGTTCGAAGTCACCAAACACTCCGTGGTGCACAACAACTCAAATGTTTTTATCACAAGCACCATAAATGCAAGGACAGGAACAAACAATCATGTCACAACCACAGTGGACATAAACGCTGGCCTTGTGAGATTGCTAGGCACAGGTAGTTCACCCGAGAACAGTGTTTCCTACTACAGGATAGGCCTGGGAGATGACGACTCAACAGGATATTCAGGCGAGGATGAAGCGGCTGTCGTGATAAACACAGACGTGGACAGTGCCAGCGAAGTCATAGACTCGTGGGCACACGCATCATTCAGAGGTGCCAAGTATTACATCTCCGTGAACAACGCATCAAAGACAGAACTAATGAACTGCGAGGCAACCTTGGTGCACAATGGCACTGATGCCTTTGTCTCCACATACAACATTGTGAACACAGGAAACAACGATCTAATTACATTGACCGCGGCGATAAATGGTTCAAACGTTGAACTTAAAGCGGCAGGACTGGAAACAAATCTGAGAGTACACGCATACAGGATCAGATTGGCTGACAACGAAGCAGACAGGAGTTCGACAAACATCAACGTAATAGGAAATGTCACAGTTTCAAGTTCAACAACTACTCTGGACACTTTCAGCACTGGCACATACCAAGCGGCACACTACGTGATAGTTTCACACAACGCCGCAGAAGGCCATTCAGCAATCTGTGAGGCGGCTGTAGTCAGTGATGGCACCAACGCATTCGTGACTCAATACGGACTTACATCAACTAAAGGCACAGATCAGATCATATTATCAGTCGGACACGCCGGTAGCACTACAACACTGTCGGCAACTTCGACATCGGGAGGTTCTACGAAAGTAAATGCATACAGGGTAAACTTGGCCAGAGGTGCGGGTACTTCCACAGCGGTAGCAACGCTGGATTCGATTAGTGCAACAGCATACAGGGCCGTATATTACCTCGTACAGGTCACAGACTCAGTGGGCAACAACTTCGAATCCTTTCAAGTTCAATCGGTGCACGACGGTACTAATGTGTTCACATCTGTTTATGGAAACGTAGGAAACCAAGTGAATTTGATCTCAGTCTCAGGAGACTTAGACAGTGGAAATTTAAGACTGAGAGGTACGATAAGTAACTTAAACGACCATGAGATTGTTGTTTTAAGAAGGATAATTAAGGTTTAAAGATGGCTCAGCAGACACTAAACATAGGATCAAACGCAAACGACGGAACAGGCGATAATTTACGAGTCGCAATGAACAAAGTGAATGAAAATTTCACAGAGTTGTATCTGTCACCATTATCGGCTGGTGATATATCCTTTGTTGGCAATGAAATATCAGCAACAAGATCCAATGAAGATCTAGTTTTCCAACCCGCTGGCACAGGTGGCGTGCTGTTCCCAGCCTTCAGGATCAATGACAACAACATCGAAGGCACAAGATCAAACGAGGACATTAACATCAAACCGGCCGGCACTGGGAACGTGGTATTCGGTGCCATTCAGATCAAAGGCACAACACTGAGTTCAACAGACTCAACCACAATTAACATCAACGACGGACTGATAGTTGATGGATCGATAAACGTGTCTGGTACAACAACATTCCTAGGTGCCATCACAGCAGGTTCAGGAACCACGATCGGTAACCTTACACTGGCAAACGGATCAATAACAGATTCAAGTGGTGCCATAACTTTCGGCAACGAGAACCTAACAACCACAGGAACTATATCGGCGGCCACAGGTTCAACCTTGGGCAACCTAACACTGGCCAATGGATCGATAACAGATTCAAGTGGTGCCATAACTTTCAATGATGAGAACTTGTCCACAACAGGCACAATATCAGCGGCAACAGGATCAACACTGGGCAATCTTACACTGTCAAATGGATCAATCACTGACTCAAGTGGAGCAATTAGTTTCGGAAACGAGAACTTGTCCACTACAGGTCAACTGGTGGTTGGCAATGTCACACTTTCTAGTGGTTCCATAGTAGATTCATCAGGTGCCATAAGTTTTGGAAATGAAAATCTTACATCAACAGGCACAATCAACAGTGCCACAGGATCCACAATCGGTAACCTGACACTCGCGAATGGATCAATAACCGATTCAAGTGGAGCAATTAGTTTTGGAAACGAGAACTTGTCCACTACAGGTCAACTGGTGGTTGGTAACGTAACCTTGTCAAGTGGTTCCATAGTAGATTCAAGTGGAGCAATAAGTTTTGGCAATGAAAACCTAACATCAACGGGTACAATCAACAGTGGCACAGGATCAACAATCGGTAACCTTACACTGGGAAATGGATCAATAACTGACTCAAGTGGAGCAATAAGTTTTGGCAATGAAAATCTAACCACGACAGGTACACTAGACGTTGGCAATGTAACAATTTCAAGTGGTTCCATAGTAGATTCATCAGGTGCCATAAGTTTTGGCAATGAGAATCTAACATCAACGGGCACTATCAACAGTGGTACCGGGTCTACGATCGGTAACCTTACACTGGCAAATGGATCAATAACGGACTCAGGTGGAGCAATAAGTTTTGGAAACGAAAACTTGTCCACAACAGGTACACTTGTGGTTGGTAATGTGACACTTGCGAGTGGATCGATCACTGATTCAAGTGGTTCAATAAGTTTTGGCAATGAAAACTTGACCTCAACAGGTACAATCAACAGTGGTACCGGGTCTACGATAGGAAACCTAACACTCGCGAATGGATCAATAACCGATTCATCAGGTGCCATCAGTTTCGGAAACGAAAACTTATCAACTACAGGCACCGTGACTGCTGGAACCCTTGTCCTAGGAGGAGGATCAATAACTGATTCTTCCGGCGAAATAGACTTTGGAAATGAAAACTTGACCACAACAGGTACCTTGAACGTCAGTGGACTGACAACTCTCGGAGCACTTACTGTGACCGGTGCAACAACATTCGGTGGCGGTGGAATCACAATCGACAACCTCACACTTAATGACAATACCATCAGTTCCAGTTCTAACGCAGATATTAATTTAACTCCAGGTGGAACAGGAAACGTTATCATAGCGAACTTGACTGTTGACTCAAACATCAACATAAGTGACAACGAGATCAGAACAACTGTATCGAATTCAGACCTTGTGATTGCACCTGCAGGCACAGGCCAGGTGGTTATGGCAAAGGCAGACATCAACAGTGGAACAATAGACAACACCGTGATAGGTGCAACAACACCAGCGGCAGGATCTTTCACCAGCGTGACCGCTACCAATTCATTCACCATAGACGGAGTAACCATAAACGGCAACACTGTCTCGACAAATGCATCCAACTCCAACCTCGAGTTGACAGGAAACGGCTCGGGCAGAGTGATAATCAGCGGATTTGGTTTCCCATTAACCGACGGATCATCGGGCCAAGTATTAAAAACGGACGGTTCGGGCAATCTGGGTTTCATCACGCTGTCGTCACCATCAACACTGAATCACTCAGAGATCGGAGACAACACAGCCACAGTGGCAACTTCGGCCACATCACTGGTAGACAGTTGGGCATCAGGCACTTACAGGAGTGCCAAGTATTTCCTTTCAATAACAGATTCAACAAATGGCAGATTTGAGATAGTAGAGGCCAACCTTATACATGGACCAAGTGCTGACAGCACAATCGAGGCCTACTTGACTGTGTTTGGTTCTACAACTTCACACACAGGGCCACTATGCACATTCACAGCAGACATTGACGACGGTAATGTAAGGCTGTTGGCAACAAACATCTCTGATGACAGTTGTCAATTCAAATTCCAAAGAGTGTTGATAGACCTATAATAATTACATTAGGTTTATAAAATTCTAAATAAATATTCTTAACAACAAAGGATTAATATAACATGGCTAGACAACCAATCAACATCGGATCAAGTGCAAATGACGGCACAGGTGATCCATTAAGAACAGCATTTGACAAGATCAATGACAACTTCGTAGAACTTTACGGTACTGACAATGACATCAACACACTTGATGCAAATCTGGACGTAAGCACTTTCGCTATCACGACAGGTGTTACCAACGGTGACATAACGATCACACCAAATGGAACAGGAAATATAAAACTTGGTGCAATGAAGTTCAATGGCACAACATTGAGTTCGGACGATTCAACATTAATAAACATCAACGAAGGTCTAGTTGTGGATGGCACAGCAAATATTTCTGGTGCTACCACTTTAGGTGGAACACTTGCTGTGGGAACATCCATAGCACTGGCTACGGGTGCAACAGTCACAGGAATAGACAACGGTGCATTGGGATCAAGTGCAACTTTGTTGGCCACACAAGGCGCAATAAAGACTTACGTTGACGCACAGGTCACAGCACAGGATTTAGATTTCGCTTGTGATGACTCAACAACTTTATCGATTGATCTAGATTCAGAAGTCATGCAGTTCTCTGGAGATACGGGCATCACGACGAGTGCTTCTGGTAACACAGTTTCCATAGCGATTGACTCCACAGTGACAACATTGACTGGTTCTCAGACTTTGACAAACAAAATTCTTACCAACCCTACAATTAACGCGGCGACCATGACTGGTGCTGTTGCAATCAATGGGATAACACTTAACGACAACACTATCATTGCCAACGCCTCGAATGCAGATTTAGAATTAGATGGTGGTGGCACAGGACAAGTGAAGGTACTGGCAAATGCAACAGTGGTAGGAACTTTGAACACTGCTGATGTAAGCACAACCGGTAACACGACTGTGTCGGGATCACTGACAACAGGAACTTTTAACGTTGGTGACTTAAACATCGACGCATCAGGAAAGATCACAACAGACACCAACGGTGATGTCAACATCGATCCATCAGGCACAGGTGCTATTGTGTTGACCGGTGCAATTACACACGCAGGAACACAGACAACAACTGGACAACTGAATGTTGACAACTTGAGATTAGACGGGAACGTTATATCTGCAACATCGGGTAGTATTACAATTACTCCGGCAAATGGACAGAACGTCACTATCGGTGGTACAAACACAAACTTGACCGCCGCAGAGGCCAACTTCACACTAATGGAGGCAACCACTGCAAGAGCCAACACAATCGAAAGTGATACATCAAACGCAGACCTTGTTTTCAACACTCAAGGTACAGGCGTGTTCGACTTCAACGCCGCAATCAAAATGGCGGAAGTGTCTAAGCCGACTGCAGTCACAGATCATGGTTTCATATATGTAAAAAATGACTCAGGAACAGGTGAAGTATTCGTTCTTGATGCCGCAGACAACGAAACAAAGATTTCACCGCACAACGATAGCGGCGAATGGGAATATTTTTCACGGAACAGCAGGACAGGAAAAACTGTCAGAATTAACATGGAAGCAATGATTCGTGATCTTGAGTCCTTCACAGGCAACAAGTACATCGAAAGCGAATAATACACACTTCCACACTGTCAAAAACGACACTAATGAAGAAACGTTATCACGACCGTAACAGGCATAAGAACGCACAAACCGAGATCATACGCTTGGAGGAGGCCATACGACGTGCTTCTGATAAAGTTGACAAGGAAAGTCTACGACAACACCTAGAACACTGGATTCGCACGCAGAACGATAGCCGATAAATATCCTTGTAAGGAGTAAAGTAATGGCAACACCAGTGTGGACAACCACAGCAGGTAAAATTGCAACTATAGACGAGCAGATCGCATTTAGCCTTCAATTAGAGGCTAATACCAGCGATTCAACGGCCATCATTTACTCCGTGATAGCAGGGAGCCTACCCGCAGGAATGCAGGTCACCACAGATGGCTTACTGACAGGTACTCCGGCTGAGGTTGCCAAAAGAACTCTTTACACCTTCGTCGTGCGAGCCACGGCCGGTACCGCTATCACAGACAGGACTTTCAGTTTAGACGTTCAGGGAGCGGACACTCCCACTTTCACAACAGCCTCGGGACAACTACTACTAGATGACAGCACCAGCGTGGGACTTTACTGGGTCATAGACGGTTCCAGTGTAGAGCTACAGATACAGGCCACGGACCAAGACACCGAAGCAGGACAAAAACTGGTTTATGAAATAACAGCAGGGTCGTTGCCTCCAGGAGTCACGATGAGCAAATCAGGATTGATATCAGGAATAGTCGAACTGACAGACGATCAAAGATTTGGTAAGCGTGGCGGATATGATGGAACAGGTGACGAAGACGAATTTGACGGGACATACGACAGGACAGTGACCACAAAAAGTATCAGCAAAAATTTTGACTTCATAGTTCGTGTATCCGATGGAACAAGTTTTATCGAACAGAACAACAGCATTTTCGTATATTCAGCAGACTTCTGGAGAGTTTCAAACACTGCTATCACGATAGACAAGACAGAGATAGACGGAACACCATTGACCATGGATTTAAGTGCAAACAGGAGACCTGTCTTCAGGACAGGTTCAGACCTTGGCACATTCAGACACGATAACGCCCTGGTCGTGAAGATAGATGTGGAGGACTTCGATCCACTGCAGGCTGACCTCGAATATTCTATACAATCAGGATCCCTACCACCAGGCATAGCCATAGACATCAGCTCAGGAGAACTGTACGGTCAACTTGCGAGGCAATCGGCAGTTGAAGTCACTTACAATTTCACTGTAAGAGCCAACAGGTTCATAGTAACAGGATTGAACGTGTTCACTGACCAAGCATTCACCATGAAGGTGATAGGCGAGATTGACCTAGGAATCGCATTTACCACACCTTCTGTGATAGGTACATTGACCGCAGGCATTCCTAGTATACTTTCGATAGAAGCAGTGGCAGAATCGAACAACAGAGTTTTAAGTTATGAGAAAACATCTGGATCTTTACCACCCGGCATAACACTTTCTACGCAAGGAAACTTGATAGGTACAATCGACACTAGCGAGTTTACTGATTCAACAAGGGCGTACTCATTCACTGCTACCGTTGGTGATCAATACCAGTCTTTGGGAACGTCCAAAGAATTCACTATCAACATAGATATTCCATACACACAAGTCGAGTACGGAAATATGCGTGGACATGCAACATCATTTATCGATCAAAACATATTCTACAATGTGGCACAGGATCCCAACATCAACTCCATGGATAACATATTCAGATCCGAGGACGAAAATTTTGGTATGAAAGTCAAGCCTGACATGTTGCTGATGGCAGGCCTAGAAGCACAAACACTTACAACATTCCAAGAACAGATGGAGAAGAACCATGCCCCTAAGACCTTGTACTTTGGAGATCTTAAGACTGCTGTTGCAAAAGAAGACGGTGTTGTAAAATATGAGATTGTATATCTTGATATCGTAGACGATCTTGTTGGTGGAGATGGTGTGGCCATCGGCGCAGATGTACCAATAGGAACTTCTGTGAGAAAACCACTTTTAGGTCCAACAGTCAGCACAGTGGACATAACAGCAGACATGGAGGTGTTTGAATTCACCCACCAAAGTGGACTGGCATTCAGTGCATCAGGATCAAAAGTAAGATTTGCAAACCAATTATCTGCAGATTTAGATTTTGTAACAACACTGTTCCCAAATGCTGTGGCCAACATGAGGCTTAGGATGAAAAGCCTTGGACATAAGGAATACGACTACTTGCCGTTATGGATGAAGACAACACAGGTGGGTGATCTAGCACCACTGGGCTATGTGAAGGCTGTACCTGTGTGTTACTGTAAGCCTGGAAAATCGGAATTGGTCAAGAAAAGGATTGAGGATAAGATATTGAATTACAAGAACATAGCATTCAACATAGACAGATATGTTGTAGGCAACAGCAAGGTGGCAACGGACACTTTCACTGCAGATGGAACCTCAACTAGTTTCGTTGTTGACGAACTGATACACGAGCAAGATATACTTGTCAAAGAAGGAAGTAACATTGTTTTTGTTGGGCAGGGAGTCACCGCTGACAACAATATTAAACCAACATATCTCACTGCAGATGGCACACTGAGATCCGCTGATCATGAGTTAGGTATAACACTTTCTCACAATACCTCGACTCAACAAACAACGATCACTTTTACCAAAGAAACGCCTCAAGCGGGTACAATTATAAAGGTGGAGAGAAGCAACGATAAATATCTTAAATTTAGAGACAAAGGAATACAATAATGGCAAGTAAAATAGTACCAGGTAATATTGATGCAACTTACCCTAAGGCAGGACAGGACAACAGTTCGCAAGGATTCAGAGACAACTTCACCGAAACCAAAAATAATTTCACTGAAGCAAAATCTGAGATAGAAGATCTCCAAACAAACAAAGCAAATCTCAACGCATCCAGTGATTTCACCAACAATGAAGTAACCAGGGCTAAACTTAAAAACACATCAGAAACTGTTTTCCCGCATGGATCGGTTTCTAGCGGATCGGTTGTACTGAATCATGCCAATGGTCATTATCAAACACTTACTATCACTGCTAACACAACTTTTTCATTTCTCAACTTTCCCGCAGGAGCGGTAGGTAGGATTATACTAGATATAACAGTGGCACCTACTTCGACAGGAATTTTGACTTTGCCAACTGCAGTCATAAAAGCAGACAATGTCACAGGCAGTGACGGAACTTCGGACCAGATCACAACAGGATTAGGTAGATTCCTTTTTGAATTCATGTCGCCAGACGGTGGCACAACTGTGCTGATGCACCAACTGGGCAAACAGTACGCATAATAACTAAGGAGTATAATGTACTTCCATCCATTACAAGAAGAGATAGGCAACATGAGCGAGGAGGATATCTCCAAACGTATCAAGGAACTGTCGAGGAAAGTTGCAATAGCAAGGCGTGGGCGTAATCCTGAGATGCTAGCCAACCTACAACATGCATTACGAACATATCAAGATGCCGTCAGACAGCGACGGATCGAAGACTGGCACAAGAACAACAAGAAGTTAAGGAATGAACCAGACCTAGGCGACCTGGTCAACATCGACTAGTAAATAGTTTTGATGTCAAACACATTTACCTGGAAGACAAAATTCAAATCAATAATCATAGTGGACGGCGAACTGTTCGCCAATGAATATAGTCTCAACATATCACTTACTCCACACACGGCAAGTTTAAAGGAGCAGACAGAATACTTTGAGAGACTGAAAAATCTTTTTGAACAGGTTTTCGCAAACACCATTACAACGTGGAGGGATGAACCACTGTATAACACACTTAAAAAATCTAGCACCAACAGGTTCGTTGAATTGCCAAAGCCACCATACGACCAGATCATGGCCGCGGTGTGTTTCTGCAAGGCCAACAGCATCCTTGACAGCAAGATAGTGATTAATAATATTGAATTGAGTTCATGGCAGGGTGATGGTATTACCTACAAGGTTGACAAAGACAGCAAAGAGCTTATACTGTTAGATAGGCCCGATTGGTTTTCAGCAAAGTTCAGCAAATTTGATCCATGGTGGCTGAGGGCAGACACGGCAACATATGACCAAGAACTTGACAAAGGAATATACACAGGACATTTCAGTTGGAAAAATCAAGAGATTCCTGTTGACAAGAAGCACGAATATCATGCTAAAATATTTGAATTCCAACCAAAGGTTTTAGATGGCGGAAAACATAAAAAAAAAGATAAATGACCACGGTGATGTAATCTTCTCGGAAGAGGAGGCCATTCAATTACTTTACACAGACCCGGACTTTGACATATCAAAACTTTACTTCGACGACATAGACAAATATTCCAAAAGCCTCAGGGAGTTGGGCATAGATCTACCTGTGATCAATACATTACCAGAGAGGCCAACACCCGCGAAGTTCGACAAACAGAACTGTGACGAATGGCACATGCCTGAGAGTTATTACCAAATAAATGTCCTACAGTGGTTGCTTGACAAATGTCAGAACGATGAAGAGAAGTTCCGAGTGCAGATGGAATATGATCTGTTTGAGAAGAAACAATTCATACGTGTTTTACAGTTCTTGATTTACTTTGTTGACACGTTGAGAGCAAATAATATTGTTTGGGGTGTGGGCAGGGGATCCAGTGTGGCCAGTTTCTGTTTATTCTTGATAGGAGTACACAAGATCAATCCACTGTTGTACAATTTAGATATCACTGAGTTTTTGAGATGATAAGTAATTATATAGGAGTTTAATATTATGGTAGCAAGAGCACCCCGAAAAAAAATGTACAGATCAATGCAAGGACGCATGATTGATATTGAAAAACTTAGAGCGGCCAACGAAGCCGTGCAAGCAGTTGGAAACATGAGTGTCAATGCCAAAGGCGACGTGTTGGGAGCAGGCGGAAAGGTAGTCATAAAAAAAGAAACGGTGATGAGAAAATACTACGAACAGCCAAAGGGCATGGTCAGTGACACACCAACAAAGAACAAGCCAACTGAGGCACCAAAGGCAGAGCCGGTGAAGACTGTGCAAAAAACGGCACCAGTGGCATCTAAGACATCGTCAAAAAAAACAGTGGCTTCTAAACCTAAAACAGAGAGCACAACTAAAAAAGGCATAGACGCGGCACTTGATGGTTTATAATAGTGTACGACAAAGACCTAAGCAAAATTTTTGATAGGCAAGGATACGATAAAAAAAAGTATCCGTGGAATTTCCAGAAATCATCTTATAATATTAAACCTAGTAAAATTTTTTATTCCATTGGAGATAGTTGGCTATTTTCACAGTATTTTGTGAGAACCTTTGCAAACAAATATCAAGACTATTTGCTTATAAACAGGGCAATGGACGGAATGAGTAATAGTCTAATCATAAACACACTTCGAAATGATTTAGATCTGCTTTTAAAAAACAAGGTAGATATAACTTTTCTTGTAAGTTTTAGCGAAGTCGGCAGGACACAAACCGATCTGACATATGTGAAACCAACAAAGTATAAAAACACTCATGATTTTTTTGGTGCCACTCTTAAAGAACAATACAACCAAGTTTATAACTTAATTAAAAATTATCCTCACCACATTACTACAAGTTTTATTACCAATAATTTTAACAGTAACAAACCAATTATAGATTTTTGTGGAACATCTACTAAAGATAAACCACAAGATGTTTTCACAGTATACAGCAATGGTATTTTGGAGTTTTTAAAAGATAGGAAACAAATATTTGATTTTGATTTTGCAGAAGACGTACAAAAATCATTAGAATTAAAAGAATACTTAAATCAATTAGAATATGTTGACGATACTTTACATCCAGATTACTATAAACCTTATGAATTATTTCTAAATGAAGTATTTTCTGACTTGCATAAAAGCGAAACTTAGTATATAATATTAGCATATGGGACAACTAGAAGACTTACAAGCAAAAGGTTTTGGATCACACGGTGGCAAAGAATACACCGTAAAGAACGATATAAAACCACTTAAAAAAAGAGTACTGGTATCAGACATGCACTTTGGTGAAAGGAAATCCGCTGGTGGAATAATAATGATGGACGACGACGGATCAGAAGGCGGAATTCATCCAAGATGGGGCAAGGTTTATGCCATAGGTGACCAACAGGAAGATGTAAAAGTTGGTGAGTGGGTCATGGTGTCTCATGGTAGATGGAGCAGAGGCTTCAAGGTTCAGAAAAACGGTGTGGAACTTGAGGTGAGGATGATCGACGAGAATGACATCTTGCTGGTATCAGATGACGAGCCAGACTTCAACAGCAAAAAGGCAGGGTACATCAACACAGGTGGTGCACGACAGATGACCAAACTACCTGGCAATGACTAAAAAAATACTTTTCCTCGGTTGTAGCAACCTAGCAGGTGATGGGCAAAATCCAAATAAAGATCAGATCTGGAAAGATGTTGTGTTTGGCCAAGATGCCGAGATAGTAAATTTATCTTGGTGGGGTGTGGGAAATCAATTCATACTAGGCAATTGTATAGATTATATTTCAAACAACAAAGTTGATTACGTTTACGCACAATTTACTGGATTGGCAAGATTTGACATACCTGCTCATGATAATTATTCCATTCCAGATTACGATTACTGCGTAAAAACTTACAAACGAAGATATTTGTGTTCAGGTGGAAAAGTTGGTAGTTGGGTAGGAAGTGACAGAACAAATGAAATTTTTATGCCCTGTTACTTCAACGATGAAGAATATCAACACGTAGCAAAAGAAAGCATCCAATCAGTGGCCAGCACACTTTGGTTTTTGAAACAAAAGAATATCCCACACAACTGGACATTTTTTTACGACATCACTAATCCTGCAACCCCAGAACAAGATATGTATGATGGCCATGTTGAAAAGTTTCCTGATCTTTTAGATAAAACACACTGGATTAACAGTGATCCACATTCATACTGTGCCAAGCATAACGGTCTACAAGATGACAAATGCCATTTCCACAACAGTGTTTACCTAGATTGGGTGGTGTCTGTAAAAGACCAAATAAATCATAACCGATCAAATTAACTTGACAAATCTCCATAATCTGTTACAATAAGCACATGGTACAACGCTTTGGTTTCTGTTGCAAATGGCTCAATGACACTAGCGAGTTTGGTGGGATGAAGGTCAATGCAAAAGACAGAGAACTCAACGGCAGATCTACAACAATGCGTTGGCTTCGTGAACACAAGGACGAAGCGGTACAACGCCAGTGGGACATACTTACACATAACACACTGGCCGCACGTAGACTAGTGCAACGTGTTGGCAGTCTTCCGCCTGAACGTAGGATGGTTAGACTGGGTAGCGAGATGCTACAGGGCTACACAGAGAAAGATTGGAAATCTTGGTGGCAACAGCCTGACCTACAAAATCACTTGGAAAAATTATTCGCACCCGTTGGTGAGATGGCAAGGAAGTTAGATGTAAAAATCAGTTTTCATCCTGGACAATTCTGTGTGCTTTCGAGTGCAACACCAGACATCGTTGAACGTAGCATAGAAGAATTTGAATATCATGCAGACATGGCAAGATGGATGGGATTCGGCAAATCATTCCAAGACGGTTGCAAGATAAATGTACACATCTCAGGCAAGCAAGGACCAGACGGTATCATAAAAGCATTACCAAGACTATCGCAAGAGGCAAGGAATCTGATCACTATAGAGAATGACGAGATGTCGCATGGACTGGATCAATCGTTGATGCTTGAAAAACATCTAGCACTGGTACTGGACATACACCATCATTGGATCAGAGATGAGGAATACATCGAAGCAACAGATGATAGAGTCAAGAGAGTCATAGACAGTTGGCGTGGTGTGAGACCTAGTATGCATTACTCTTACTCCAGGGACGAACACCTTGCAGTCGCAGGATTGACAGACACTATGCACACAGAGATGCACAACATGAAAGATTTACTAGACAGAGGTTGTAAAAAACAGAAACTACGAGCACACTCGGACCTATTACCAAACAGGAAGGTTAATGACTGGGCACTATCTTTCTCAGAGAACTTCGACATACAGGTAGAGGCCAAAGGAAAAAACATGGCCACAGAACAATTATATAGACAGTACCTAGAAAATTCTGTATAATCATTACACTAACAGGAGATAAAATGAAAATACTATGCGTATTATACGACGACCCCAAAGGCGGAATGCCTGAGAGTTATCCACTTACGGATCTACCCAAGTTAGAAAAGTATCCAGACGGTATGACACTACC